ATGATGCTACAATAAATGTCATACTAAAAAAGATATTAACAAACTACAGCAGAGAAGATTTAGATAAAGTAGTTGAGCAATTAGAGGAATTTTACTAATGGCAACAATAGAACAAAAATACGAAATAGCGTTACAGATGCTATCAGATATAACAAATCATGTAGCAGAAACAAGCCACGCTACCCCATCAAACTTTGATGACCATATAGAAGCAATCATAGATAATCCTGAATTATTTGAAATAGAAGAAGAATGTCAAAACGAAACTCTACAATGACACAAGCCGAAAGGCGTAAAAGATTTGATTTAATATCGCAGATGGGTTGCTGTGTGTGTAAAAGACCTGCAGAGATACATCATTTAATCGGTCATAAATACAAAGGCATGGGCATGAAAGCAGACGATATTTATACGATTGGTTTATGTGTTGAACATCATAGAGGTCATCAGGGAATACACCAGTTAGGCATGAGAGTATGGGAAGATACATACGGCACACAAGAATATCATTTAGAAAAAGTAGAAAATTTTTTAAAAAAAAGTTTAACCTAGCGTTAAAAAGGCGTTATAATATGTTAGTAAGTTGATAAAACTTATATTTTTAACCAAATAACAGAGAGAATATTATGAACACACCTAGCAGAACAAACGAGATTAGTTATGTTAGACATCCTGAGTTTGACTCACCAGATGTTAATTACCAAAACGATAAAGAAAAACTACTAGACTTTATCGAAACTGTTTGCTTAACCTTTGAGCATAACATACCGAAAGATTATGACGGTGATTACGAAACTATAAGTAATTATGAATTTTGTCAAGATAGCATAAAAACTATCTATATCTATTCAGGCACATTCGGTTGGTCAGAGTTTAAACAGTTAGTAGATAAAACTCTTATTAATAAGTTTTCAGAGCAAGTTTTAAACGATTTAGACTTTTACCCAGAAGGAGAGAAATAATGGAATTTATAAGCACCACAACACATAGAGGAGACTTTGCAAGTTCATTAGCGGAAGATATTGGTAAAGGCTACATTAGTGTAGAAGATGCTAACGCTATACTTAACGGCAACAAAACATACGCAGAAGTGCAGTATGCAAAGCCAGAAGTTCAACAAGAAATTAATGATTGGTTGGACAATGGATAAACACTTTAAGGCATTCGTTCAAGATATGTTTATGAAACACAAGGACGAGTGCCGTTGGTGGAAGTTAAAGTGTAAGTATGGTAGTTATGTTAAATACTACAAACAAAATAGAAATTTTTTAAAGACTAAATATAAGGAGAATAAAAGTGAGCAAAAAAGATAGAGAATATATCATTGAGGAATTTATTTACCCATTGATTGTTATGAGCGGTTTCGTTGTTTTAATGTTATTTATGACGGGGGCAATAGTATGGATTTAGGAGTAATTAATACGATTATCGTAATATTAGGGGAGATATTGAAATGAGTATCAGTTGGGAAGATGTAGTAGATGTAGAGATAAGCGGTATAGATATGAACGACTATCCAGATTTTTGTGATGGTTATATAGAGAGTGCTTATAACATTAAAGCAGATAGACTATGCACAGAGGAAGAACTAGAGCAACTGGAAGCAGATAAAGATAGCATGTATCAAGCAAAATACGATACGATTTTTTAAAGGAGAGAAAAATGAGTCAGATTGATTGGGTTAAAGTGCAACTTAAAAAAGGAAGATTGATTAGTCATAAAACAGCCAACGAAGAATACGGCATATCAAGACTAGCATCAATTATTTGTAAGTTAAGAGAAAAGGGTTGGATTATTGCTTCTATTGAAACAGAAAGTGTTAATCCTTATACGGGAAATGTATCTAGGTATGCTAAATATAAACTGGAGATGTTACCAAATGATGCGTGAATTTTTAGAAAAAATGAAACTTTTAAATGAGTCATTAGAACGCTTTATTAACGAATTAAAAGCGAAACTAATTCGTAAGTAAGGTATAATATGGACTTAATAGAAGTATTGTTTGCAGGTGTAGTTTTGTGGACAATGTGGGAATTCTTTCAACTGTTAGAAGATACTAAAAAACAAGAGAGAGAATATAGACTAAAAACAAAGGAGAATGAAGATGGAAACAATCAACATTAAAGGCAAAGAGTATGTCACAGTAGATGAAAGACTTAAACACTTTCGTGCTAATTACCCTGACGCTTCACTTATCAGCGAATTAATCAGCAATGAAGATGGCGTTTGTGTATTTAAGGCAACTATATTTTTAAATGATAAAGTAGTGGCGACTGGTCATGCTTATGAGAAAGAGGGAAGCACTTTTATTAACAAGACAAGTTATATCGAGAACTGTGAAACAAGTGCGTGGGGTAGAGCGTTGGCAAATCTTGGCGTGGGGCTGACGGGTTCAGTTGCATCAGCAGATGAAGTGCAGAACGCTATATTAAACCAAGAGCCTAGAAAATTAAGCAAACAACAAATTAATGCTTCACTAGATATTATTGCTAAATGTGTTGAAGATAGCAAAGAGGAAAGCAAACTAGACGCTTCAAAGAAAAAAGCAAGGGCATTGTTCAAAAGAATAAATGACCCAATGATTGAAGCAACTGGTAGAACAATTATTATTGACGAATTAATTAAACATTACCCAGAGTGGGCAATGGAAATTAAAACAGATTAGCAGGGCTGACTACCAATGTTAATCGGGGGCGGTATCAATACAAACTTCTTGTGTTCTCCCCGTCCTCGTCAGGTTAAAAAAAACAGTCCGAGTTGTGGGCGTAACCCACTCTCTAATTAAATAACAAGGAGAGAATAATGGAAGAAAAAGAAGTTATATTTGCACAAGGGTTAAATTTCCCTAAAGAAACACCTAATTTCCCAGACTTTGTAAGAACTAAGTTTGGTATTAATAAACAATCATTTATCAACTGGTTAAACACTCAGCAAGGTGAATGGATTAATGTTGAAGTAAAGGTCGCTAAATCTGGTAGGCACTATATGTGTATTGATGATTATAAACCATCAACAGAAAACCCTAGATATGGCACACAACCAAGTCATGATGCAGAAGTGCAAGATTTTAGAAAAGACCCTGAAGACGAAATACCGTTTTAGTTATGCAAAAAGAACAAATGAAGTATGTGGACATTAACAATGTCATAGAGAACGATAGCAATCCAAGAAATATCAGCGAAGTAAAGTTTGCTAAATTAGTGAACAGTATTGAGAATTTTCCTCAGATGTTAGATTTAAGACCTCTGATAGTTAATGAAGATATGGTGGTTCTAGGTGGCAACATGCGATTAAAAGCGTGTCGTCAACTAGGTTTAAAGAAAGTGCCAGTCATTCAAGTTAAAAACTTAACAGAAGAACAACAAAAAGAATTTGTCATTAAAGATAATGTCGGGTTCGGTGATTGGGACTGGGATGTTTTAGGCAATGAATGGGATACTGAACTGCTAGAGAAATGGGGTTTAGATTTATTCGGCATAGCAGAAGATGTTGATTATTCAATACTTGATGATGCTGATGATGTTGATGCTGAACTTGAAAGCATGATTGATAATGTCAAGAAGTCTATTCAGATTGAGTTTAACCCTGAGCATTTTGAGGAAGCAAAAGAGTTAATTAAATTCTGGAGAGATAGAGAAGCGTATATCGGTTTATGGTTAATTGATAAGTTAAAACAAGAAAAAGAAAGAATGTGATTTGTTATATTCCTACAAAAAGCCGACCTAATACAAAGACTCACAAGTTATTTGAAAAAGTCGGCATTCAGGTTATCCACTTCATTGAGCCACAAGAGATGGATTTATATGATGTGCCATGTAAAGTAAACATTGGTGCTACCGACCAAGGCGTTCCCTATGTTAGAAACTTTATGATGAAGTATGCTAGGGAAAGAGGTCATGAGTGGATTGTTATGTGTGATGATGATATTAGTGACTTCGGCGTTGTTGTTAATGGCAGAAACAAAAGCAACAAAGATGCCAGTATCTGGTTAAAGATATTAGAAAAAGCCAAGAAACTTCCATTTGAAGCATACGGAGTTAGTTATGCACCATACTCATGGTCAGAAACTAAACCATACAGCATTAACAAAAAATTATTTGCCTCAGTTATGTTGCTTAATACTAAGAAGATAACATGGGATTATGACAACGGCATGAAAGAAGATTATAAAATGCTAGTTGATTGTATTATCAAGGGTAATGGCATAGTTAAGTTTAATCAAATGTATTTCTCAGCACCTGCTATGGGTAGTAATAAAGGCGGTCTGCATGAAAGTTATGAAGCAGGATTAGACCAAGAAGCCAATAAAATATTGTTGATGAAATATAATGGTTTTGCTAAATTAAAGAAATTTAAAGACCGATATGAGGTTAAGATAGATTTAGAAGGCATTGCCAAAAAGTATGGGAAGCAAGTTAAATGAAAACACATATTCTTAAGAAAGTTGAACACGAAACGAGAATCGGTGATAAATGTCCATATATTGAACCAAATGTCACAGAAGATTGTTTATTTGTAGAAGATGGCGAAGTAGTAGGGTTTTACATTCGCAATATTGGGCAACACAGCGAGAAACTACAAAAACTTATAACTGTGGCTAACAATGAATTATTATCAGACAGAGTGCCTAAATCTTTAATGGAAAGAAGTGATGTATGGGATACACAAAAGAAACTAGGCATTACTCGTAAACAAGCCATAGCACTATCAGTTGCACAATACTCAACTATCTTAGGCAGTATTCCACCTAGACCTCACATGAAACGACCTTATCCTAGTAGAAGTAGTGTTCATGCAGTAGAGTCAGCACAAACATTTATCAAAGCAATGCTACTTGCTTGTAAAGAAAGCGAACAATTAATTAAGAAATTAGCACCAAGTATTTATACTGCACAAAAGAAAGCAGTAGAAAAGAATGTTCCTAAAGAGTGGAGATTTGGTGAGTTATTTACGAGTTCTATTAGCAACTTTAATATCGCTGCACCATTTCACATTGACAGACAAAACATTAAAGAGTGTGTTAATGTAATAATAACAAAGAGAAAAAACAGCAAGGGTGGTTGCACAACAGTCCCTGATTATGGGGCAACTGTTGATAGTTGTAATAACTCAATGCTAGTTTATCCTGCATGGCGGAATGTTCATGGAGTAACACCCATTATTCCTACCCATGAAGGGGGATATAGAAACTCATTAGTCTTTTATCCGCTGATGGGTTTTGGTAAAAAGGATAAGACAGAATCTGACACATAAAAAAGGTATGGACAAAAGAAAACAATTAATGATTCAAGCGTTGGAAAAATCACTCGGTGTAGTGACTCCTGCTTGTAAGAATGTGGACATCTCTCGTGATACACATTATCGTTGGTTGAAAGAAGATGATGAATACGCTAAAGCCGTAAAAGATTTAGATAATGTAGCACTTGACTTTGCAGAAAGCCAACTACATAAACAAATCAATGAGGGCAATAATAGTGCAACAATCTTCTATCTAAAAACTAAAGGTAAAGTTCGTGGGTATATCGAGAAACAAGAATTTGATATGTCATCTAGCGATGGGACAATGCAACCTCAGATTATTGAGATTGTAGGTGTCAAGCCTAAACATAGTGAAAGTTAGACAGCAAATAACTGTTCCTGACAAATTACAAGCATTATTCGAAGGGGAAGCCAGATATAGATGCAGTTACGGTGGCAGAGGTAGTGCTAAGACGACTACATTTGCTCTTATGACTGCGGTATGGGGTTATCATTGGGGTATGTCAGGCAGACAAGGTCAAATAGTCTGTGGGCGTGAATTTATGAACTCGCTTAATGACTCATCACTTGAAGAAATAAAAGCAGCGATACGCAACATACCATGGCTCAATGCCTATTATGATGTAGGTGAAAAGTATATTCATTCCAGAGATGGCAATATATCTTACACTTTTGTAGGGTTAAGACGCTCACTTGATTCAATCAAATCAAAATCAAGAATATTATTAGCATGGGTAGATGAAGCAGAAAATGTTTCTGATACAGCGTGGCAAAAACTTATACCAACTGTGCGTGAACAAGGGTCTGAAATTTGGGTCACATGGAATCCAGAAAG